TTGTGACACTCATACGTTGTGTGTCTACCACAGGAGATAGGTGTGATACATCAGAGAAGAAGTTTAACTCTAAGTCTAGTGATTTACCACCTGACATGTTACTAATTTCATTTTGCTTAGAAGCAATGATCTTAGTAGCAAGGAAGTAATTGATATCATTTAATGTGATATCTCTAAATGTAGTGTCTTTAACAAATGAAGTCTCAGCAGTATAACCAGTTGGGAAAGGTCCTGCGGATGTACCGCTAGTTCCTAACGCTCTAGCACTGATACTACAACCTGGCTGTACTTGTGTCTGGACTGAAGGAGTAAGAACATCCCATGGTATATTCTGTGAGATAGTAACGTTGTCACCACCCGCTGTCAATGTCTTATGTGCTTTGACTCCTGTTATGTTAAGTCTATATTTGTGAGGACTGTTCAATGAAGTCAATCCACCAAATGTAGAAGTATGATGTATGCCATTTATTTTTGTGAGAGGTATTCCTGCTAAGTTATAGCATTCTACAGTCGCATCTTTTAAATGAGCTGTTCCAGTAGCAGCACCTGAGTTAGTTACTGGATCCCAATTTCTACCACTTACTGAACCCGCATTATGTCCTACAATATCAAGCACCCAATCAGGAGATCCAGTGTTAATCTTTTCATATGCGATTATCTCATCACCAATCTTGATGAAACCAGGATTAGTATCAGATACACGAGGAGCAGCAGTGCCAGGTCCTATGTTCTGTGCTGCTGTGGTGTACTGAGCAGCGTCAGCAGCGTTACCACCAATAACTACGTGGAAGTTAGCTGCGTTGACAAGTGTTACCTGAGAAACACCTGAAGCAGCAAGTTCAACCTTAAGTGAAGTATCACCTACCTCAGACTTAACGCCATCCATGACGACGTAGTTGAGTGATGACTGCATACCATGATTACTATGGAATACATCAATATATGTCTGATCGTTTGTTGTAGCAATAGCGTTTGGTAGAGCACTTATGAATCCACCGTTGTTCTCTTCTAGTGTTGCGTTGTTTAGAATCAACTTAGACTGGTTGAGAGTTGTAGGTAGAGTGAAGTCTGCTCTGTAAATCTTGAACATCAAGTCTTCAAACTGTGATGGTGTCCATGTAGATGCGTTCTGTGATTTGAATAGAACACCGATGTAAGGTTGCTCAGAGATCTTCTCTCCTGCGTGAGCAGCATCAATGGCATCTTCACCTAGAAGTGAGATGAATACCTTATACTGGTTCGAGTCAGATGTGACAACGATAGCATGTTCTTGCTGATGTCCTATGAATACAGGAGACTCAAATGTAAATGTAGTTGGTGTAGAAGCATCAGTTGATGTAACTACGTCAGATGCTTTCTTAATTACTTTAGAGAATGGAACGATAGTCTGTGTAGGTGTACCATTTTCTACAGTTCTTATATCAATAGCAACTGGAATCTCAAAGTCTTTCTGTTGGAAGAATAGATCAATCTTAGTTAAGAATACACCACCAACTAAGTTCTCATCTTGAATCAAGAATGTCTGTGCTAGTGGGTCAGACCATAAGGTTCTCTCTTCAGTAAACTTCTGCTCATCAATCTGTGCGTTACGTACAGATATAATAGTCTCCTGTGTGGTCTGTAGGATACCTGTAGCAGCGTACTCTGTCTGTGCTGATGACTCAGACTCACCTGATACTTGTGAATCATTAGTTGTATCGGATAAACGGAAGATACGTGTACCAGTCTTAAACTTAGGGTTAGTTGCTTTACTTGGATCAGGTATAAAGAATGTACCTTTAAGGAATCCAGCTGGGTCTGAGATTAGTTTTCTCTCTTTAACTTTTGCCTTAGCACCTGAACTTTGTCCGACAAGGATTTCATTCGGGATTGGATTGCCAGAATATGCTCCGAGAGCTTGAGCAGCAAGAGCACCAGTATCAATGTTGATCCAGCCGAGGTTTGCTGTGTAGTCCGATACCGACGAAATATTAACGTTCGTGTATGGGTTCGTTGTGTAACTATCATTAGGTTCTAGGATACGTAATGTGGCACCTGAAGTAAGACCTTTTACAGTTTCACCAACTTGGAATGGTGTGCTGTTTGTTTCAGCGTCATCATTAGGGTTCTTAGTTACTTCAAGTAGTTTTGGTGTAACAAATGCTTTGATATCTACTCCATCAAAGAATGGATAGAATCTTGTCTTAGGTTTAAGTTTCTGACCTTCAAACTCAACGTTTCTGGAACGCATATTCTGTATGTGTTCCACAGACACAACCTTATTACCTAAGCTCTGTTGTTCGATAACAGGTGTAATCTTATGTCTGATACCAGTTCTTGTCTGGTCAGTTCTAATTCTTGTAAATGTTTCAGTTCTTGTTCTACGACGTTTACCTTTACCAGTTGTTACCTGTCTTGTCTGTTCAACAGCACCTGACCATGTAGTCTGCCATGAACCCCACTGAATAGGTGATAAACCATTTTGATCAGCGTTGAACTCACGTAAACTTGTCATGTAGTTACCTTCAACCACAGGACCTTGGATAGCAGAAAGAGACTTAGTATCTACCCAGTCATCTGAAGCAGGAGTTAGTTTGATGTCACCTATGAATGTAAACACGTTAAATGGGTTTACGTTCTCAAGAGCAGAAGCATATGGTTGGTCAACTAATACTATGTCCGTATAAGGTAATGTAATTAGATCACCTGTCTGCTGAACATTGATAGATGAAGAACTTACTATAAGTGGTACATTGGTTGTATAGTGTGAGGGACGTAGGTGTCCTTCTTCAAAGTCAACTGATACTCTATAGTCAGGGTGGAATGTATCACTGGTTGCTAGTGATGCGAAGTTGTCAACAATAAATCCATTCTTGAATCTATCCATACCATTACTATCTCTAACAGAGAATGTAGCAGTCTCAGCTTCTAGAAGTGATAACTGTGTATAGTATTCAAGAGTCTTGATTCTCATCTCAAGCTTTTGAATATCTCTAAATGTATATCTCTTATAGTTTGTCTGTGTGATAGTAATATCTTGATCCACATCAAACACATATGGTTCGATAGTCAACGTAGCAAGAAGCATAGCGTCTTCTGGGTCAGATGGTTCTACAGGATTTTCTGATGGTTCACCTTTCAATATAACAATTTTAGAATCCTTATTAATACCAACCTTATCAATTCTACCCAAGTAGTATTCGTAAGATAAGATTGTAGTATCTGCCTGACCAGGTATGCCTACAAAGTTACCAGTAAATGATCTATCACTAAAGTTAAAGAACTCAGTAGCAGTAAATTCATATGGTGTACCTCTAGTACCATTATTAGCAAGTTTGTCAGGAACCATAGGACGGAAATCTAAACCATTCCTTAGAGGGATTATTCCAAAGGTAGGTATCTCTTTATAGTCCTCAGCTGAGTATGAATCGACACTATAGAATCCATCTCCTGATGTAGTTTGGAATCTATCAAAGATAACTAAAATTCTACGAGTAGGAGCTGCGTATCCTGCCTTTCTTACAATTCTAGAATAGTCATAATACTGTTCTCTCTGTCCATTGTCTAACTCATATGATGATGTGATATTATTAGCACCTTTTCTGATTGTATCTACAGTGATCTTACCATTAGCAGTAGGTGTTGATATTGCTTCATCACCTGTAAAACTGTTATCATTCAACATCACATAGTATACTGTAGTACTATTAAATGATACGATCTGTGCTTTAGCACCTGAAGAACCACCTGATAGTATCTGTCCTATCTCAAATGTACCGATAAGGTTACTATAACCAAAGTTAGGAATCTCAGGATCATTGTCATCTGATGACTCATATACTGCTTTAAGTTTGAATACGTCAGGGCAACCAAGAGATATTTGTCTATCCTCTAATCTATGTCCATATCCTGCTGTAGTCTGTGTCAAACCATTACCTGACGAACCAGAGGTATGATCTACCCTCAACACCTTCATACGTTGTGTTGTTTTTGCTTTAGCAGTTCTATTGCTTGAGTAAACTGTAGCAATTACAATAGCAGAAGTTGTACCAGAGTTTAGTCCAGTAATAGAAGCACTAGCGTCACCAGGTGATGATGTAGTTGATATACCACTACCTACTGTGTATGACGTTCCCGCATTTGTTCCACCTGTAGCAATAACTTGGAAATCGTCTCCGTCGGTAACATCTCTGAAGGTGAGGTTAGATCCTGCTGAAAGTGAGAACGCTCCCCCTGTGACGGAGACTGCGTACGACTTCCTGAAGTATCCAAGAGGGGCAACAGAAGTACCAGAGCTATTAGTGGAAGTAGATTTAACGGCAGCTTTAGGAATTGGCGATATAAGTGTTCTCTTTTGAGCTTCCCTAATTTGTCCTCTGAGTAAGGTAAGATTTCCATTGATTGCTCCATTCGCGATACTATTTGATGTGACTCTTTCAATAGTGATTTGTGTAGGACTGGTAATTCCTGTAACTCTAACTTCATGAGCCAAGTTGTTGTTAGAGAATGCTAAGATGTCATTGAGTCTTAACTGAGATACAAAGTTAGACAATGAAGCAGTTAAGGTAGCAGTTGTATTAGATGACTGACCTGATAATACAGGTGCGTTAGCAGCAACAGTTGATTGTAGGTCAAGAATTAAGTCAGCAGTAAATCCATTCTTGTAGAATGATTTACAGTCAGTAAACTGGAAGTCTGTAACACCTTGTGCGTTAACATCATCTATTGTACCAATAGCTGAAGTAGGTGCTTCGTCTAAGGCAATTTGTTCATCATGGAGGAATGAACCTGTAACACCTTCAAATGTAATATTAGAAGCACTACCAGAAGTTTTAGAATATCCTGTAGCACCTGATGTCATACCAACATATTTCTTACCACCTACCATGGTAACAGCACCTGTTAAGATGACGTTTGTGTATAGATCAACGTCTGCTAGGTTCATTCTATATCTGGTACTGGTTGTGTTCCTTTCACCTGTATCAAACGAGAATCCATATACTCTTGCTTGTCCTATTTCACCACCTGAAGCAGATCCACCACTAGAAATTTTTCTATTATACAGTGAGATTGTATCATATAACTCAACACCACCATATAAATTATCAATCAATACAGAGTTACCAAAGTCAGATGATATAGATTGGGAATCAGCAGCAGAGAATGTTCTTGGTTTAACTACGTCCTTAAATGTGTTAGCTAGTTTCTCTGTTCTGTAACCTGAAACGTATGCTGTACCTGGTGAGATCTGAACGGCTAAGTGCTCTTCTACAGGAGTATTACCATCCTGTGTAGTCTGATCTGCTGTGTATACACCATTATTAAATGCGTCGTTAAGATTCTCTCTTACGTCTATACTAAATCTCTTGACATAATAGTTTCCAGACTCTTCTTTAGTTCTGACTGCTAGTACATCGTTAATAAATCCTAGATCACTACGTTCTACCTTGTTCTCAATCTTACCAACATTGGTACGTAGTAATTCAATGAAGTCAGCAGAGTTAGGGTCTGCTAGGTTCTTCTTGATTAGAGTCAGATTGATTTTAAATCTATCGGCACCTGGTGCTGAGAAGTTTGTACTACCTATCGCATTATCATATAGAGTAGCATCTTCGTCAGCAGTTATAATTCTTTCTTCTACCTTTAAACCTACCTTATAAGATGGGTTGTTAGTATATTGATCTAATACGAGTGTTTGCTCTGGTACAGGTACAAAGTATCCACGAACAAAGTATACACCTTTACCTACGTTTGCTGTAGAACCTACTGCTGTACTATTAGAGTTAAGTAACTGGGCTAGAGGTGTACCAGCTACGATAGTAGATGTACTGTATGTAATATCTTCTTCACAAGTTAATATCTCACCAGCTTGGAATACACTGGTTTCGTTGTCATCTGCTTTTGTTAGATATGTGATATAGAATGACACATAACCACGAGTAGATGTTGTAGAACTGATTGAGAAGTTTACTCTAGCACGGATGTTAGAAGTGGCACCCTTGATAACCTTTCCGTTAAGAGATTCTCTGTATAATTCTACAGGTAAGTTAAGATAATTATTTTGAACTAATACTACTGGATAATTTCTATTCAGCGTGATACCGCCAGGTACCACCATACTACCTTCCTTATAGACACCTTGACCAAATGTATCAATTTGGTTTTGTAGCAGTGACTGGAGGGTAGTAAGTTCTCTTGCCTGTACTGGAAAGCCAGGTTTAAATAATACTTTTAGAAATCCCTTATCATCATCGAAATCATCGAAATAAGGAGATATATTCAGGTTAGTATTCTGTGCCATTAGAATTCGATTACTACTTTGAGCTCTTCGTTTTGATCAGCGGATCTTGTTATTGGGTTCCTATTGTCTATGTAGAGGATTTCTCCAGAGTTGATTTGAACTTCCCCGTTAGCATATCCTTCAATGAATGACAGTCCTAATTCATAGACAGAAACACCGATAGTGATTTGAGTCAAAGGTACTGATGATGTACCAAAGTTCGCATCAGGTGTAGCAGTTACAATATCAGAAGATGTAATTTCATAATTACCCGCAAATTCTACGACGTTACCAGAGGTGACACCATCATTTGAATCTTGATAGTATCTCATTACTTTAGTTGTAGAGTCATAAGAAACAACATATCCTTTCGCACCTGTTGTGGTTTGAGTGATAGTTGTGCCAGGTGAAAATGTTCCACTAGGTGTACCAGTTCCAGACTGAGGGAAGATCAATGCTTTTACAGCAGACCTTGTGTTCTGATCTGAAATAGAGGTTGTATTAAAATCAAATGGATTAAGAACCAAACCAACTCTACGGAATGTAAGGTCAGTTGGGAAATCTACAAATGCTGTTGATGTTTCTAGTTTAGAAGCAAACATGAGACGGTAAGCACCGATCTCTCT